AGCAGCGAGGTCAGCAGCGGAGTCAGCGAGGTCAGCAGCGTGGTCAGCGTGGTCAGCAGCGGAGTCAGCGTGGTCAGCGGAGTCAGCAGCGGAGTCAGCGAGGTCAGCAGCGTGGTCAGCGTGGTCAGCAGCGTGGTCAGCGGAGTCAGCAGCGGAGTCAGCGAGGTCAGCAGCGTGGTCAGCGGAGTCAACAGAGTCAGCAGCGGAGTCAGAAGCGAGGTCAAATCATTATATTTGGATGCGCGATACGTTATTCAATCTAATCGAAACAAATTAACCCAATGACCGCAAAACTACACCAAGCAACCCAAACCGCATTACTGATAGTAGCGATACTTTGCGCAGTCATTGCAAGCATAGGCTTCTACTCTTTATACTTCCCTTTGGAATGGTTTGATGAATTGATTAGGAAAATTTAATTATAACTTTAAATAAAAACAAAATGAAATCAGAAGAAAGAAAAAAATGGGCAGATTACGCAGCGAAAATTAACGGTAAGTTGGCGGAAATATTTGACGAAAATGATGATTTTTATATCGACCCTAACGAAATGGATGTTACGGAATTTTTTCACGCATTAAGCACCGTTGCGCCTTGTCACATTTTTAATAAATTTACAGGGCAGAATAAAAACCATTTGGAATTTAATCACCTTGCAAATCAATTGTGCTTTCAATATTTGGGAGGCGTTGACGAGGAATAAAATTTCTCCCTACACCCACACGAGATAGTAGAGCATTTATAATTTGCCGTTCTACATATTTTTTACTATATTTACAAAAGCGCAGTAAGGCACGCTAAACTAAAACATTATAATTCCGTCTTGTTTGATTCAGCCTTACGAATCTGCAAGGCGGTTTTAAATTTTATAGATTATGGAAAAAGAAAAAACACCGTGGAGAAAAAATCTCGACAAACGGTACATAAGCGGAGAAGATTTGCTTATGGGAGAAGAAATGGGAAAAGGATTGCGTAAAGAAATGCACGTTACCTTGGCTAAGTACGAGGACAGTCCAGCTTTTGACCAAAAAAAACAGGAAGAGGTAAATAAGACGGCTATTTGGCTAAAGGAATATCCAAGCGGAAAACTTATTTACAAGCCCGCATTATTGAACGTGATTAACGGATCATTCCTATCGAAAGAAATAGGAAACGACTCTTTATTTTTAGAGGACTTCGACACTAATAAGCCAGTCACTCTTTATGCATGTCCAGACAAAAGACACGGACATGTTGCCCGTTTTAAGAAATACATTGCGCCAAATGCCGAAAGTGACAAAGAGCCGATTATCAAGTTGGAAACATCCAAGTCATTAGCTGAACTAAAAACTAATTGGGATTCTTTGAATGACAATCAAAAGTTATTGCCAACCGTTATCGCCAAAAAAGAACTTCTTAAAACCACATTGATATAATGGTAGCGCATTTTGGAATTGACCAAGGTACAGAAGAATGGTTTAAAATGAAATGGGGTAAAATAGGAGGTTCTTTATCTAAAGGATTGTTCGTTGATACCGATACGCTATTGCTTCAAATGATTGTCGAGCATACAGAAGATATTGATTTGGATTACGATAGCTACACTTCACAGGATATGCAACGGGGGAACGAACTTGAACCGCTTGGTCGTTCGAGATTATCGGAATACCTTGGCGTGTCGCTTTTAAATTGCGGGTGGTTGGAATGTGAAGAAAATACGTTATTGGGTATTTCCCCTGACGGAATAACCGCAGACTTTAAAGTGAGCGCAGAAATTAAATGCCCAGCAGGTAAACGGCATATTTCAACGTGCAGGGAAAACGAGATACCAAAAGACAACATACACCAATGCGTGCATTATTTTACAGTTAATCCGCATTTAGAGCGTCATTATTTTATGTCATTCAGGCCTGAAAGCATCAAGCCTATGTTCGTGAAGGAACTGACACGTTCTTCGTTAGTTGATTTGGGATTTACTAAAAAAGGTAAGATTAAAGAAGACCGAGGATTGGGTGTTAAGGAATACGTTAGCACAGAACCCGACTTAAGAACGGTTGCGGAATGGGTAGCAATATCCAAAGCAAACGCCACGAAACTAAAAGAAAATATAACAAAAGAAATCGAACTATTAAAATTTTAAATTATGGAATTCTCAGGTAAAGTAAAATCAATCAGCGCAGAACAACAAGTTAGCGCATCATTCAAAAAACGTGAATTGGTAGTCACAACCGACGAACAATATCCGCAGTCAATTCTCGTTGAATTCGTACAGGACAAGTGCGACTTGCTTAACGATATTTCAATCGGTCAGGATGTGAAAGTACACATCAATCTCGGAGGCAGAGAATGGGTTAATCCGCAAGGGGAAACTAAATATTTTAATTCAATTAAGGGTTGGAAGATTGAGAAAATAGGAAGCGGTTTCTAATGTCAATCCCATCTAAAATAAACAGCCTGTCCTACGTTGAGTTTCCGAATGAAACCCCTAACGGAATACAGGCTTTAATAAATGAGTTGGAACGCATAAAGCACAATCCTAACAAACAGCACTTGGCTGCGGTTAATATCTGCGCACAACACTTGGCAAAAGCAACCGTTATTGAGCGTTTCGAGCGTATAAAAGGTGTTTATTACAATTACGACAAGCGACTCTGGTATGCCGAGAAAATGACTAAAGGCAAGTTAAAGGTTATAAAATATTCCGCAAATCGCAACGAGGTTATTTCAGCTTATCAGGAATATGTTAGAAACCATTAACCTATACCACAACCTCCGATACAACGAGCCAATACTTTACACCGATGTTGTCAGCGAGTGGTTGATTGCTAAGTGTTGGTTGGAATATTGGGGATTTTATTTTGTTATAATCGATTAATTTTCATATATTTATGTTCTCTCTGACCAAAGCAAAAACATTAAATACGGTCCAAAACTTAGAGAGGTTTTGGACTTTTTTATTATGAAAAAATACACTCTTTACAATTACCAAGATAAAATGGTAAATGATACTTTCGAAAAATTAGAACCTTTTGAGTCGGTCCTAAATCAATCCGCAACAGGCTCAGGTAAAACAGTTATAATGTCGGAGTTCATAAAACGTTGGTTGGTCCTAAATCCAAATAAAAAAGTATTGGTTTCGGTACATCGTGACGAACTTGTAAATCAAACATCTGACACGTTAGCTGAGTTTGGAATATTCAACGAAAAGATAACCCAAAAATCAAAACCGACTTGGACCGCTGATGTTTACGTTGGAATGACTCAAACAATATGGAGTCGTAAATTATCACTAAATATCGGACTTCTTGTTATTGACGAAGCACATGAACAGGTCCATGTAAAATCTTTTTCATTATTCGAAAATGCAAAGCGTGTAGGATTTACCGCAACCCCAATAATAAATAAACGGATTACATATTACGAATGCGAGTACTGCAATAAACGGCACGAAACACGTGAGGTGTGCTGCTACAACGAAAAGGCTGAAAAATGGTCCGCTCCTGTTGTTATGGCTCAAACATACGATACTATAAATATTGGTCCGCCAATAAAACAATTGATTGATGAAGGTGCATTAGTTGATGAGGTTGTATATTGTTACGACTATTATTCAAGTCTAAAAGCAAAAGAGAATGATGATTTCGATGAGAATGAGATTGCCGAGGAATCAGTAAAGCACGATCTAAATGTTTTGGATGAATATAAAGAAAAAGCTTTAGGAAAAAAGACAATGATTTTTACAGCATCGACAAAGCAAAATATTTCTTTGGTCCAAACATTCTCGGAATATCCTATTAAATCTTACGACTCTGTAAACAATGATACGTCGGAACGTAAAGATGTGGTCCAATGGTTTAAAGATACAGAAGGTGCGATACTTGTGTCAACAGGAACGTTTACAACAGGTTTCGATGTTCGTGAGGTTGAGTGCATTATTATCAACCGTCCGACAAAATCACTTTCATTATTTCATCAAATTGTTGGGCGTGGCGCAAGGACGGTAAAAGACGGGATGTTTAAAGACCATTTTATATTAATTGATTTAGGTGGCAATGTTGCCCGATTAGGTAAGTGGTCAGATCCGATTGATTGGCAGAAGATTTTCTTTATTGGATTAAACCCAGCACGCAAAAAAAAGGAAATTATTATACAATGTGACGAATGCGGTTTTAATTGGCTTGGACAAAACAAAGAACCGTGTCCGGACTGCGGCCACACGAACCAAGTTATAAAAAAAGAACAGGCGTTAACGCTTTTCGATACTCCAGAATTAGAAGTGGTCCAAAAGAAAACGATGCTTGTTTCGAAAATCCCTATGCCGGACGGTAAAAAGATAATGGAATATGTTAGACGCACTACAAATAATAAGAACGATTACTTTAAATTGTTAATCGATAAGTATGTTGATTTATGGAAATTGAACGGAGTGCCAAAAGAAAAGTTTGAATTAAGGAAAAGACAAAACACGGTGCGTATAAAAATCATGTCTTATCTTAAGACTCGTTATGCTTTTTGCAACAGTTTACAGTTTGGAGTTCCTCGGACCTACGAATATTTGATAGGAAAAATAGTCGAAAAATTAGAAGCAATATATAAGTGACACATCGTAATTTAATAAAACCCCAATAAAATGGGGTTTTTTTGTTTTTATCCCCGTGCGTTATCGCAAAAAAAGTGGTCCAACTCCCTATATAAAAAAATGCACTTTTCTAAAAAACACGTTTTTTTTAATCAGCAACCAAAAATTAAACGACAATACGACACTTTTTTAAAACTTTCCTTATTTTACAATACTTTAAGCGTGTTTTATACCGTGTCTTATCTTTTATTGTAATTTTATTTGGATATTACACATAAAGCACTATCTTTGCTTCACTCTCTGAATCTACAAAAGCATTATACTAAATCCTTTAATGATACGGAAGTCAGAGAGCCGTTGATTTAAGGGATTTTTTATTTTATACAACCAAACAAAATGACCAACCCAATAGTTTCAATATTTAAAAAAGTAAACGAGCCGAACAGTCCGTTTCAAAAAAACGTATTGTATTGCTTGGACCGTATAAGGTCAGGTAAGTCTAAAGACCTTGTAGAGCAATTACGGAAAATGTCTGATGAAGATTATGCAAAGAACAAATCAAAATTGCCAGGTTGCTGCTTCAATGGGAAATTCTCCAATAGAGCAGCAAGTGGATTGATTGAGCACTCAGGATTGATTATACTTGATTTTGATAAGTTTGATACCAAAGAAGACGCACGTAATTTTAAAGACTCTATTATGTCCGATGAATTTGTTTTTTCAACTTGGATTTCGCCAAGCGAAAAAGGCGTTAAAGTTTTGGTTAAAATACCAGCGGTTGAAAAAAACCATAAAGCGTATTTCCTTGCTCTTGAAAAATATTACAAGTCACCTAATTGGGATGAATCAGGAAAGGACGTTTCTCGTTTCTGTTTTGAGTCTTACGATCCTGACATTTATGTAAACCATGATTCAAGTGTTTGGATTGAAATGGAAGAGCCAAATATTGAGGATGTCGGAACTTTTGAGCCTGTGGTTCGTATGACCTCTGAAAACCAAATTATTGAAAAGTTGTTGGTTTGGTGGGAGAAAAAATATGGTATGACTATGGGGAAAAAGAATACAAACCTTTACATACTCGCTTCGGCTTTTTATGATTTTGGAATATCTAAAAACGATGCATTGCACGAATGCTTAAAGTTTAACTCAGGAGGCAAGGATAAGGAAATTGAGTCTATTGTTAAAAGCTCATACAATAAAAATACACCAGCCGGTACAAAACATTTTGAGGACCATGAAACAAGAGAAAAGGTTGAAAAGCTAATCCGGTCCGGTAAATCAAAAAAAGATATTCAAAGCGTTTTTAAAGATGTTAATTTAGATGCTCTAAAAGAAAATTTAGACATCGATGAATTTTGGTATTATAACGACAAAGGAAAAATAATTTTGTCAACTCATAAGTATAAGTTCTGGTTGGAGCAAAAGAATTTCTTTAAATATTATCCAAGCGAAAACAGCGGAACGTTTACTTTCATAAAAAAGGACCAAAACCTGTTGGAAGAAACAAACGATAAAAGGATAAAAGATTTTGTTTTAAATAATATTTTGGAACGTGAGAATGTCGGTTACGGTCCTTATGATTTCATGGCCTCGAATACAGGATATTTTAAGCCTGATTTTCTTTCAATGCTTTCGACTACTGACGTAAAAATAAAAGAAGACACGGCAACAGATTGTTATCTTTATTATTCGAATTGCGTTGTAAAGGTTACAAAGTCAGAAATAACCGAAATTGATTACATCGATGTTGATGGCTATATTTGGAAACGACAAATAATAAAAAGGGAATTTAAAAAATCGGATCACCACGATGCCGAATTTCGTAAATTCATTTGGCTTATCTCAGGAAAGGACGTTAAGAAGTACAATAGTTTTAAATCTGTTATTGGTTACTTATTGCACTCATTTAAAACATCAGCTAATAATAGAGCCGTAATTTTTAATGACGAAACAATTTCAGAGAACCCAAATGGCGGCAGCGGAAAAGGTTTGTTTTGGAATGCTTTAAAGAATATGAAAAAGGTTGCCTCAATCGACGGAAAGACTTTCGAATTTACTAAATCATTCCCATATCAAACCGTTTCAACTGACACCCAGCTTTTAGTATTTGACGACGTTAAAAAGAATTTTTCTTTTGAAAGTCTGTTTTCGCTTATTACGGAAGGCATAACATTGGAGTACAAAGGACAAGACGCTATTTCTATTCCGGTTGAAAAGTCACCGAAAATATTGATAACGACAAACTACACTTTGGGAGGTTTGGGCGGATCACATGAAAGAAGAAAGTTCGAAGTTGAAATGTCGGCTTACTTTAACTTTAAACATACACCGCTTGATGAATTTGGTCATATGCTTTTTTCTGATTGGACCGATGATGAATGGTTGCGTTTTGATAATTATATGATTAATTGCGTTCAGTTCTATTTGGAAAATGGATTGGTTAAACATGATTTTAATAATTTGGAGGTCCGTAAGTTTATTAAGGAAACTTCTTTTGAGTTCTTTGAGTGGTCCGCCGATAATGAAAACATTCCAAAAAACATAAGGTTGGATAAAGGTGAAAAGTTTGCCCAATTCACGAATGATTACCAAGATTTTAAAAAGTGGCTATCACAAAAAAAGTTTACACAATGGCTTGAAACTTTTGGAAAATATTACAAACTTGATACGCAACAAGGGAGGACTCATTCGAGTCGTTGGATAAGCTTTGGACCGACCGAAGATGAATCAGATATACCGTTTTAATTATGAATAATATTGAGGATACTTTGCAGAAAGAAATTATTTGCTGGTTTAGGAATAATTTTGAAAGACACGGAAAAGGAATAATAGTTCCCGTTCCAAATGAGGCGGCTTATAAAAGAAAAGATATTGAAATTTGTAATGGTGCTCCAGACACAATTATAATATTAGGGCCACATACTTTTTTTGTTGAAAACAAAGCGCCTAAAGGAAATCAATCTCCGGACCAAGTTACATTTCAAAATATTGTTGAAAAACTTGGACATGACTATTACGTTTGTAAATCATTGGATCAATTCAAATTCATAATCGAAGGCTACTTAACTTAACACACTAAAACAATGACCCACCAAAAACAAATCGAAAGCGCAAGGGAGTATTTAGCGACCATTGCAGACGACGACCCGAGTTCCAATAAATTTGCATTTATTAAAAACGGACGCATAACCTTAAGCGTTGAGGAATTAGCCGAAACACTTTGCAACCACGTTCTGTATTTGGAAAGTATGGGGCGGATTAAATTCACGGCTAATCAGTATGCGGAAACTCCAGAGCCGAAGAATTCAAGATGCTGTGGACGGTGCGACGGAGTTCACGACATTTGCGTAGGCGATACGGTTTGCGATACTCATAATGAAATGGGATGTGAAATCTGTTTTGGGAAATAATGAGAGCCGGACAACGCCTACATCAAGGCAAACCAATCCCCGACACAGCCGTAGTTCACGAAAGGAGAGGTCGCAGTTTCTACATATCCGCAATCATAGACACCCACACAACATCCTCCACAGTCCGAATACGCTACATAGACAACGGGGAATTCGAAACAATAGGGTATAACGAGGCTAAGAATTACGGGGCGTTTTGTAGGGAGATAATTAAAATTAAGAAGAAATGAAGATAGCATACATAGCACACCCAATCGGAGGTGACGTAAAAAACAACATCGACAAGGTTATTGAAATCTGTCGGGAAATAAACTTAACAGAACCAGATACCGTTCCGTTTGTTCCATACTTATCAGATTTATACGCATTGGATGATAATATTCCAAATGAGCGCAACAGAGGCATTAAAAACGGGTTGGCTATATTGGATTTTAATATAGTAAGTGAAGTTCGCTTATATGGCAATAAAATAAGTTTTGGGATGCGTCAGGAGATTAACAGAGCAATTAGAAACGGTGTTAAGGTAATTCCAATGACTAAAGAAACAAAAGAACAATTATGAAAATCACAGAGAAGATTGAAATTACAAACGAGTGCAATATGCAATTGATGGCACGTTATCCAGATAATTACTTTGATTTAGCTATTGTTGACCCGCCGTATGGTATTGAAATAAATATGAATATGGGGCGTAAAAAAGGAAAGAAAGCCCAACACGCTGTAAAAGATTGGGACAATGGTATTCCTGACGAAAAATACTTCAATGAATTATTTAGGGTTTCTAAGAATCAAATAATTTGGGGAGGAAACTATTTTCCATTACCGCTAACAAAGGCTTGGATATTTTGGGATAAACAAGTTCCTGAGGGCGTTTCTTTTGCAGACGGTGAGTTGGCTTGGACTTCTTTCGACAAAACACTTGTAAAGTTAACAGTTCCGTATTCAGGTTTTCATGGTAGTGACCCAAACGGAAAAATACATCCAACTCAAAAACCTATAAAACTTTATAGAAATATTTTAGATAAATGGGGAGGAGAAGGTTTTAAAATCCTCGACACTCACCTCGGAAGTGGCAGTATTGCAATAGCCTGTCACGATTACGGATTTGAATTAACCGCTTGCGAACTAGATACCGACTACTACAACGCAACAATCAAAAGAATCCAAAACCACGTTGCACAAACAAAACTATTCTAAAACTTGCACAATCAAATTTAATTGTTTAATTTCGTCGGGATATGGCATTAACAGAAAAGCAAGAACGGTACTGTCAAAACTACGTCATCTCAGGCAACCAAAATACAGCCTACAGGATTGCTTATGATGCCGAGTCGATGAATAAAAACGTTGTTAACGTTGAGGCTTGCAGACTTCACGCAGACCCTAACATTTCCCTAAGAATTAAGGCTATACAGCAAGAGGCTTACGATAGGAACAAAATAACTATCGATGAACTCGTTCAAAACCTTGCTGGAATGGCACGTTTTGACATCGGTGACTTATATGATGATGATGGAAAATTACTTCCAATAAAACAGATGTCTTTATCTGCTCGACAAATGATAACCCAACTTGATACTGATGAAATCATAATGGGAGAAACAAAAATAGGAGAAACTAAAAAAGTTCGAACTATTCAAAAACTTGACGCAATCGAAAAGTTAATGAAACATTTCGGTGGCTACGAAAAAGATAACCGTCAAAAAGCCGAAACAAAAACTATTATTTGGAACGGTAAGCAAATAGACATATGATTTTAACACCAAAACAAAGCGAAGCGATGGCAGCAGTCGAGAGTGAGAAGTATAACTTCATCACCTTTGGCGGTGCCATCCGCTGACGTGGCGGTAAATCATTTTGGGGACTTTCTGCATTACTTGTGCTTTGCTCTGTTTTCCCCCGTTCAAGATGGGCGGTGATTCGAGAGGACATGGAGAAAATACGAACTACAACAATACCGACTTTTAAAAAGATTGAGCCAAGTGGCTCTTTGAAACAATCGCCATACGAATACACTCACCCGAATGGATCTGTTATACTTTTCAAGTCTGAAAACTATTCTGGTGACAAAGACTTAGATTGGATGAAAGGTTTAGAGGTTAATGGTTTTCTTTTCGAAGAAATAAACGAATGTCAAAAACAAACGCTTTATAAGGCTTTTGAGCGTGCTGGAAGTTGGATTATACCGAATACCACTAACCAACCGTTCCCGACTATAATGGCAACTTGTAATCCGACTTTTGGATGGTTCAAAGAATTAGTTTATGACCGTTGGAAAAAAGAAGAACTTCCTGAAAAGTGGCTTTATATTCCATCAAAGATTACCGATAACGTTGATGAAAACGGAAACAGCAATTTGCCTCAGGCTTATATGGACTCTTTGCTTAATCTCCCCCAATTCGAATACATGGTTTTCGTTGAAGGTAATTGGGACGTTCAATTAAAGACAGGAGGTGAGTTCTATAAACAATTCGAAATAAACAAACACGTCACCCATACATCATACAATCCTGAATTACCTTTGCATATTTCATTTGACGACAACGTAAATCCCTACCTACCTTGTGGGATATTTCAAATAATAGGCAAAGAGTTGTTAATGATTGAAGAAATAGCAGGAGTAACCCCAAACAACACGATAAAGTCGGTTTGCAATGAAATTATAAGGAAATATCCGGCTCATAAATCAGGAATGTTTATTTATGGCGATGCAACGGCAAATAAACAAGACACGAAAATGGAAAAAGGCCACAATTTCTATACCATAATAATGGATTTATTGAAACAATATAAACCCGTAAATCGCGTTACCCGAAGCAATCCAAGCGTAGTTATGCGAGGCAATTGGATAAATACCATATTTGAAACGGGATTGGGTGGAATATCAATAAAGATTGGCGAGAACTGCAAAAAAATGATAACCGATTTCGTGAGCTTGAAAGAATGTGCAGACGGAACTAAGTTTAAGGAAACAGAAAAAGACCCGAAAACTAAGGCTATTCAACAAAAGTTCGGGCATTATGGGGATTTGTTCGACTATATCATTTGCAGCGCATTTGAGGCAGATTTCAATGAATACGCTAACGGCAAAAAACAATCAACGGCCAGTTGGTCAGGCGCATTCTAAAATAATTAACAATCGTAACACTTTTTTTATAACTTTGCCAAAACCGATTTTATTATGGATATTGATTTCCTGTTGCAGAACCTAAGACAGCCTACGGTATTGGTTCCCGAAATATTCAAGTGCCACGATTCATATTACGACTCCGTAAAGCATGAGAATGAATACAACCCTAAGAAACACAAGGTAAACAATACTGCAATAAGGAAGGATAAAATAGTTTACTTGCCCCGTGTTGATATGAGTACAGGCGAACCAACAGGCGAAGTTTACTCTTCGACAATTCCTGTTACACGTATCGCTTTGGCTTACCAGCAATTGCTAACAAATTCCGCAAATGCATTTTTAACAGGCGGTAATATTTCATTGAAGGCAAACCCAAACGGAACGGCAGAACAAGCGGCATACGATAAAATAATGCAGATTTGGCAAGACGAGAAGTTGGATTTCGTTAACAATAAAATCGGACATGCTCTGTATTCGGAAACCGAAGTAACTGAGATTTGGTACACTAAAAAAGCAGGAACTGAGGTAAAATTGAAATGCAACGTTTATTCACCAAAGGCGGGTTATAAACTTATTCCTATATTCGATGAATACGATGACTTGATTGCTTTTGCACGCTCATACGCAACGGTAAACAAAAAGTTAACGGTTAATCATCTTGACGTTTACACAGACGACAAACTCACCCGTTATCGCAAAGAATATAACGGAGATTGGTTTTTAGTGCCGTTTGCTCCTTTGGCTGATGGCGTAAACCAAGTTGATAGCATTCCACTAATTTACGGCAAGATTCCTGTAATATATTACCAAATCGATAAGCCTATTTGGGAAAACGCACAACCTACAATCGAAAGACAGGAAATATTAAAATCTAATCATTCAGACCAAAACGATTACACGGGTAGTCCGATGTTATTGGCAACTGGAACTATAAAGGGATTTTCAGCAAAGGGAGAAACAGGGAAAGTGTTGGAAGCAGAAGAAGGCGCAGACCTTAAATTTGTTTCCGACACCAAAGCACCCGATTCCGTTAAACTGGAAATGGAAAACAACAACAATGATATTTTTGGTATGACAATGCAAGCGGATTTATCTCAGGCGAGTATGCAGAAGATTTCCGGTCAGCTTTCAGGGCCGATTATGGACAGGATGCTTATTGCACCGCACACATTCGCCAAGAACATGCAGCGTGGCGTTTACGGACTTGGCATACAGAGACGATTAAATTTTCTTATTTCGGCAGTTTGCGCTATATATCCCGAATGCAAAGGAGGCGAGAGATTGCGAATTAAAGCAGATTACGACCTTTTCAGGATTGGAGGGGACAACGATAAGATTGATATGCTGGTTAAGGCTGTAGATGGCGGAATTATGACCGTATCTGATGCGGTTTATCAGAACCCTTTAGTTGATGATCCGAAAAAGACAGTTGAGGAATTGGAAAACAAAACCCCTACCGTTTAAAGTAAGGGTTTAATACTGAATTGGTTTCGATGCAATTTTGCTACCTGCTTTAAGCCGAATCGAACGGCACGAATTCACCTATATTCTATCAGTATTTTTTTATATAATTTTAAGGGCATTCATGATAAACATCAAATCAATAGTAGTATTTAAAAAGCCCTTGAAATAATTTGAATGGTTAGGTTCTTTTTCATTGTTGTTAAATATGATAAACAATCCATTTTCACAAACTTCTAAAATCCAATCAGTTTCTTTATACCTGTATTGGGACATTTCGGAATCTTTGCCCATCAAGAACCAACCAACACTATTATAGGTGGCTACATCCATTTTTATAAGATTCTGTAAATAGTTATAATTTGTGTTTTCCACAACTAAACTTTCTTTTTAAAGTTATCAAAATGCCCTACGTAACCGAACCTTCCAAAAAATTTCATAACGGTAACGGCTCTGCATAACCCTAAATTTATATTCCTACACTTCAAACTAAATGCGCTTTGCTTCATTTGTGGCGTTATTTGAGTGTATGGTTTATGCATTTTCTTAATGTCCGAAATAACTTCCCGATTTGTCATTATAATAATATTAAGGGTTTGCGCAAATATAATCAATTATATTATACCGTATTTTATTTTATCCAATATTTCCAAATTTTCACGTTATTTTTACATCAAACTTTAAACGTTCTAAAATTATGAGTATTGACAAAGCTAAAGTGATAACTCGGATTAAGGCACTACACCCTAAGACGAATTTATCAAACGCACGGCTTGACGAGATTTCGGCAAGACTAATCAAGAAACTAAATGATGATGCTGACGACACGGCAATCGATGAAGCTATTGGAATAGCAGATGACTACAACCCATTTACTGAAATCGCTCGAAACGATGACAAGATTAGGGATTTGGAGGCAAAAGCAAAAAAACCAGCAGATAAGATTGACGAACCGAAACCCGATCCAATTCCTGACGATGTTTCCCCTGCAATGAGGGCTTATTTAGATAAGCAAAACGAATTGATTGAGAAAATTAACGGCAAATTGGAAGGCTTCGAGAAAGGGCAGCAACGCAAATCGCTTTCTGAAAGATTCAATTCGGACGAAAGGGTAAAAAACATTCCTGACTTTATGAAGCGTGGTTATACCCCACAGAACGAAGATGAATTCGAAAAGAACATCACGGACTTATCAAGTGCGTTCACTAAATATGCCGAGGATAATAAACTCAGTATTTTAGGTAATGATTATCCAAGCGGTAGCGGATCGGGCGAAGTCAAAAAGACAAAAGAGGCATCCCCAGAACAAATTGCGGATGTATTAAAACTAATCCCTAATAATTAAAAAATGGCATTACAAAATCTAAACAATGCGCCTGTCACTTTTGACGACGGTTTGGATTCGGTAGTTATCAGACACGTGGACAGCACCATTCCGAATGGTCGTACGCTCGATACTACAGGATTTACCCCGACAGCGATCAGAAAAGGGCACGTTATCATCAAAGCAAACGGGGCGGGCGGCGAGTACAAGCCTATGCCTGTAACAGGCGCAAGCGCAATCGCTTCTTTCGGAACGGTTACATCTGGAGCGGGTTACGTTAACAACGGAACATACGCAGCCGTAGCACTCACAGGAGGCACGGGAACGGGAGCAACAGCAGATATCTCGATCTATAATGGGCGTGTAACCTCGGTTACGCTTGTTGCAAGAGGCACGGGATATGTTGCGGGCGACACATTATCGGCAGCAGCCGCAAACATCGGTACAGGCGGTACAGGATTCGCAGTAGTAGTTGCTTCAATTTACGAAGCGGGAGCTTATGCGGCACTTCCAGCATCACACACCTACAAAGGTGTTGCGGGTCACTCAATCCTCACGGCTACCAAATCAATCAGCATCGTTGACGGTGGAAATATTAACCCGAGGGTAGCACCTTATGACTTCGCCACTATTCAGGCGGCATTCAAAACGGCTGTTCCTACCATCATAGTACAAGAAGATTAATTATGAATCCATCTTTGTTCCTTGCTTTATTGCAACAGTACTTCCCTGCGCTTACTACAGCGTTTGTGGCAAAATACAATGGGGAAAACTTCCCAAGACCTTACTACTACAGACAGTTTTGCACGCCAAAATTCTCTGTAGACGGTAAATGGCAGACACTCACCCAAAACAACACGCTTGTTATGGCTGATATAGTCGCTATGGATTCAGAAATCGCATTAAAAAGACGTCCTACCTTGGCTCAGGCTACAGGGGATATACCGAAAATGGGAATGCGCAAGACTTTGAACGAAAAAGAATTGACAGACTTGCAGACTTTGGTAGCACGTGCCGCATTAAACGGTGACGACGCAACAAGGGCGCAAATCGTAGCGGAGTTGTTTCGTGATGTTGACTCTTGTATCGGCGGTGGTTACGAAAGAATTGAATCGATGTTCCTTGAAGGGCTTTCTACAGGCGTTGCCGTAGTTCCTGACAGCGAAAACGTTGGTTTGGGTGTCCGTGTTGATTACGGTTATTTAGCCGCAAACACTTTCTACGCTTCTACAGTTTGGAGCAACGTAGCATCTACACCGTTCACGGATATGCAGCCACTTTTGGATCGTGCAAGCGCAAACGGTGACGTTATCACTAAAGTATTGGTTGACCGCGTAACGATGAACCGTATCGCAGCCACAAACGAAGGTAAGCAGCTTTGGGCGGCTTCAAACGGATTCGCTGGCGCAAACGTACCACGTCCCACTATTGAATCGCTTAACGAAGCGGTACAGTCTGAATACGGATTCACCTTCCAGATTATTGACCGTTCTGTTATCTCAGAGAAAAACGGTACACAGGTAGCTCACAAGCCTTGGAAGGAAGGAATGGTAGTTGCGGTTACTACTGACCAATTGGCTACGCTTGCTTACGCTCGTTTGGCAGAGCAAGACCATCCGAGTATGGCGGCTCAATACCAAACAGCAGATTTATTTATGTTGATTTCAAAATTCAACGTAACAGAGCCGTCTTTGGCAGAGGTAACCAAAATGCAAGCCCGTGTTGTTCCGATTATCAACAACCCTAACGCTATCTATACGTTGAACTCCGTAGCATTGTCAGCATAATGAAACAGCCTGTTAAGAAAACAAAAGAAACGCCAAAGTACACCGTAACGGTTCCGTTCTTTGACGCACCGGAATATCAAAAAGGTGGCGTAATCAATGGTTACGAAGTCGGGGCTGATGTTTCACATTTGGATTCCGAAAGGCTGAAAAAACTTGTTGAACGTGAAGCGGTAAGCAAATCATAATGTACAACGAAACTACAATACAGTCACGTATTGACCGCATAGGATGGTCACAGGCAATAGAACCAAGTCCGTTAACGGTGGATGCAGAAAATGCAACTGCCGTTTCGGGACGGTTTTATGACTCCTTCCACGCCCTTAATACGGTAGAGAATGTTTACGCCTGTATTTCCAACCTTGAAGCGAATGATACGACCGTGAATGAGTTTCTGTACAAAATGAAGCGAGACGCTGTTTTAGAGGTGCTTAACCGAGTATTCGACCTAAATCCATTGGCTTACCGAGCAACCCAAGAAATAAACGGAAAAACCGTTACTTCTTTGGGTTATGCGATTGAGTATGATGGTGCTGTTATTTCACACCCTTCACTATTCGACGAGGCAATCGGTTATTCAATGACTATAAAATGCCTGCAATTATTCCTTACAACAAAAAGGAGTAATATCGAAGAAAGCACTATTTCGCTTTCTTATGACCAGATGAAATTGGAATTGGAAGGAATGGTCAACGAGTACGGTAAGTTGGTTGTGTCGGGAAGCATTCAGAAGTTTGAAAGCGCAGTCGCTCGGATTATTCAAATCCTGTTCCCTACAACCACATCAAGCACCGCAACCATTAAAGGCGTATCTGTATGGTAGTGGCAATTGACAACCCAATAGGAATCGATGCCGTTATAGCGCAGGTTAAAGCTAAGTTAATGGCATTGGAAACCATATGGGGCGTTACTTTGGATGGTTATCCTCGCTGCTATCCAATCACGAAGGACAGCAAGAAAACAATAGCACATTTCGTAAAGAACAAGGATTATAAACCTTTGATTTATGCGGAGGGCAATAAATTCTTTTTTACAGCTGAAAATGATGCGCAGAAAGTAGGGTACGGTTACGAAACCACAACGATAGAGTTATATTTTATCGTTAATTTGGTCGAATGCAAACCCGACATAACACACCGAGCAGATAACGAGGTTCGTGTCGATGTGAAGAATATATTAGCTGGTATTTCGGGAATTGAAATGACAACGACGGTTATTGAAATCGACCGTGTATTTGCTGGTTATGATTCAAAGATTACCGACGATATGCAACCGTATCATGCGTTTAGGATTAATTTGAATGTTTACGAATATCGAATTGACCAACCATATTGTATAATTTAATTAAAAACAACAAAATAAAATGATAACAACAGGTATAAATTGCCTTACATCAAGATTTGGCACAGGAATGGAAAGTTGCTACCCTGTCGAGGGATTACCTACGGGATTCTATTTAGTCCCTAAAGGATGGTCTTTGAACAGAACAACGGACTCGTTCAACTCGGCATACGTTGACACTCAAATTCAACTTGGAAACTTTATTCCATTTTTGGGGGTATTTGAAATGACGGGAACCACACCGGAACCTACAACGGAGGAAAGCCAAAGCGGAATTACTGCGGTAGTTCGTCAGGGTAAAACCACGTTCAACGCAAAATTCAAAAAAGGACTTCCTTTTCAGGCCGCTGCGTATTCGTACAATAGCAACAACCAATACGATGCTCTTATCGTTTACGATACGGGTTATGTAAAAGGAGTTATCTCGCCAGACGGTTTGACGCTGAAAGCCGTAACGGTTGGAATGGTAAACACTAACGGATATACCGAGAACACGGGCGCAGCGTCTGCGGAAACGAATATGATGTTTCAAGTTGTCGATCCGTTGGAATATAACCAATATGCATTCTTGCTTACCGACTTGGATTTCAATCCACAAAGCAAAAACGGGATTACGAATATGTTGTTAAGCACACCGGACAAAGTTCCGGCATCGGACGCTTCGGACAATGCTATTACATTCCCTGTGGTTTGGAGAGCAAACGAGAAGTTCAGCCCGGGCGCATCTTTGACAGTGGCTAATTTCAAGGTTACGGTAAACGGAACTGACGCAACTATAGACACGGTTGTTTATAACAGCACTACAATGAAGTACACCATTGCTTTGGACACTCCCGCCACTGCTGGACAGGTTGTTATCGTATATCTTTGGGACACGGTAAACAACAGGGAAGTCGCAAGGGTTGGTGTTACTAATCCTAAGTTCTATCAAGGACAGACACCATCGGTAACGACGGTAGCTTAAAAGAAGCATAGTTAATTTTAAATTGGGAGAGAGCCACCGCATAATGTGGTGGCTTTTTTATTATCTTTGAAACACATAAAAAATATTATGATACAATTATTGTCAGGAATTCAGATTGACGGTGAAACCGCTAAAAAATATTGCGCTAAATCAACTGCGGACAAAGTAGCTTTTTTAGTTAAGTTCTCGAAAGTAGATGAAAAAACAGCACAGGCATTTGTAGAAAAGCCTTTAATACACATGGACGGAAAGGCTTGCTGCGGAGGTCACAAACATCAAACAAATGTCGCCAACACAATTCTCAAAGAAACTGCAAGCCCTGATACAATCGGGGAAAGTGAAACAGTACGTAACGCAAATGACGTTAAGGGACGAGGGGCAGCTAATAAGAAGAATCAAGGAAAATGAATTTGAGTTTGGGCAGCGTCCGAACCGAAGCAAGATAGGACGTTACGCAAGCACAGACTATGCGCACAGGAAGCACATGATGAATCCTTTGGCGGGGAAGGGTAATGTAGATTTGACGCTAACGGGAGCTACAAATAGAAGTTTATTTGTAAAACAAACGTCAACGGGGTTTATCTTTGATGCCAATACCGAACAATGGGGGTTGAATATAAAGCGTTACGGTTCGGATATCGCAACCATAAACCAAAAATCATTTAACAAAGTGCAAGCCGGGCGTGACGCACCCAAATTAGCAAGATATATCAATGAGCAACTCGGAATCCAATAGGTGTAAATACGATTCTTACCATAACATTCCCGCTCGCATCTTCTTTGAAATTCGGGAGACGGGAGATTTCCAATTGATGCGACCGAAACCGTCAACGAGTACGGAATGGCTTGCAAAGGTGTTTTTGCAGATATACGATGATTATTTCATCAAGTCGGCAAATAAGGATGCGCAAAGGTATTCGGAACTGCTGGAGATTGAAGCGGTATTAAAAGCAAAAATTAAGGCGTTTAAGAGCGTATTGGAATTCCATTGGCGCACACCATCAAATATTTGGAATAACCCCACAGTCGCAATGATACGTACCGATCAGATAACCGAGCTGAACAAGTACTTGGATGTGCCGTTTGACCTCGATGCTGATTTCGATAGTCAAATTGAAACCGCACTGAATGTATCCATTGGAATAATCCAAAACGATTTATCGGAGTGTGAAATGGAATTGGAGCAGATGCGAAAACAGTCACAGGACAGCAAGTTTGAATTCTATGAACGCCACGCAGCGATAAATAGGGTGAATGCGCCTTACATATTACCTATTTCATTATTGTTGCCTGAATTCGTAGAGGCGGAAAAATTAGCTATTAAATCACAAGTAAAACACGCAGCATAATGGCGAATGAAGAATTTTTAGATGCGCTGAGTCCAGCCGCCGAGAAGAGGTTGAAAAGTTATCATAGCGAGGTAATGAAACTGATTACCGATATCGGCAAGGTAAACACTATGCAGATTGGGGCGAAACCCCCGAGCGGTACGGATGCGGCTATTAAGAAATTAGTAGACGACGTGGCAAAAACAGATGCTGCCGTAAAAAAACTACAGGCTAGTTATATTGATGCGTCAACAGCAGCAACTAAATCAGCTAACAATCAAGACGCATCGGCAAAGAAAATACTGTCCTCACTTGAAAAAGAAACAGCATCACGTCAGGCATTGGACAAGCAACGACAAAAGGCAGCAAATGATAATGCGGTAAGACAGGCAAAAGAAGATGCCGCTATTCTAAAGCAATTGGCAATTGAGGACAGGGCGGCGCAAAAGAAAATAGCCAATTCTAAAAAAATTGAGGCTCAGAAAGAAAAAGAATGGCAACAGTTCCAAAAAGACTTCGCTAAATACGAAGCTGCTTTATTAAAAGAAGGAAATCACTACAACCAAATACAAGCAGAGGTAAATAAATTAATTCCGACTTATCAAAATTTAGCCGCCAAAAGAGAATTAGGACTAAAACTAACAAAAGAAGAAACAAACCAGCTTTCAGTCTTGCAAGGACAATTAATGCGTTATCAAAACTCATTGATTAAAATTGACGAAGGGATGAATCGGCACACCCGAAAAGTGGGAGATTACGCAAGAGCCAACAGCAACCTTACAAATTCAATCAGTCAAATAAGCCGAGAACTTCCTAATTTCGGGCAATCTTTTAGCATAGGAGTGCTTTCCCTTACCAACAACATCGGTGCTGTTCTGGATGCGGTAAAACAGGTTAAGGCTGAGAATGTAGCACTACAGGCTGAAGGCAAGAATACGAAAGCCGTATTTTCACAGGTACTGACTGCGTTATTGTCATGGCAAACAAAATTGTTTGTCGGCATCGGTATTTTCTCAGCTTATTCTAAAGAAATAGGCGCTTGGGCTTCGTCTATTTGGAACGCCACAGATGCGTTGGACGCAAATGCTGAGTCGCAAAAAAAGGTAAATGAAGCAAAAGAGCGATTTAATAACAATACTGCGGAGTATCTTCAAAACGCTATAAAAGAATATGACGCTACTCGTAGATTACGCGAAGTGATTCAAGACCAAACAAAAGACTATGAAGAAAGGCTCAACGCTGCCGAAAGGCTTAAAAGTAAAACCGGCTCTTTTTTAGACGCATTTACGAAAGAACAAGTTGTTTTGGCGGAGAGTGGCAAGTTTGTAAAGGGATATAAAGACGCGGTTGAAGAATTAACGGCTGCTCAATCAAAACGAGCAGATGCGGAATTGAAAATAAAAGCCTCTGAAAAAACTTTCGCTGACGCTTCGGCTCTTATCGAAGAAATAAGGTTGCGCCAACAATTAAATGATGAATTTAATAAAACAGGGGCAAATATTGACGAAATAAAAAAGAAAATTTCAGATAGAGCAGATAAGTTTAATGAAATGGATGAATACGTTTCCAACTTCGGTAAGGTTGAAGTTGATGCGTTGGGTCGTTTTAGTGATGCAGGAATTGCAAGGCTTCAAACTATTTATGATAATTTAAGAGCGGAATTTGAAACAGAAAGAAAAGCGGTTGACGATGCTTATAAGGCAACAAGCAGGTTAGACGACCAAAGAAAAAAGGAAAATAATAAAAAAGGCAGAACCTACGACCCCGAAGGCGCAATTCTCGACGCACGTTTGCGATATCTTAAGCAATTAGCCGAAACCACACAAGACGAATACAATACCGAAAAGGAATTAAGGGAGCGTCAAATCGAGGACATAAAGAAACTCGCAACCAATGAAAAGGCTTCGTTCGATGGACGACTCAAGGCATACGGCGACTATCTACAAAAGAAAACCGACCTTATAAATGACGGTCGTGACTTCGAGCTTGTGCAATTGCAAAAAGATTTAGGAATCGAGCAGGAGGAAAGCGAAAAGGCAAGGCGTGCATCGTTAAAGAAAGCGGGAAACAACGCAAAGGCTATTTGGGCAATCAATGTTTTCTATCAAGAGGAAGCAATAAAAAGATATGCGGCATACGATGCAAAAGTAGCATCTATAAATGAAAAATCTGCACAGGAACAAACGGCTCTTGCTGTAGAAACCGCAGAGGCTGAAATCCTAATCAAGACCAAACAGCGTGAAATGCTTGCGGAAAACGATAAGCTGATACGTGACAGCGCAATTAAGACTTATCAGGATGTTATCGCAGAGGAAAAGAATTCGTTGGCGGTGCGCCAAGCGAGTTTTGAAGCTATGCTGTCATTACAGCGTAAACAATTGGATTTGGATAAGAATCGTGAATTGGCAGATGATCCGAACAATGCGGACAATATCGTTTTGAAATACCGAGCGTTGAATAAGGAACTTGACGAACTCGCAACCAAAGGCAGTCCAATAGCCGATGCCGTGAATCAAGCAAACGAGGCTTTGCACGGAATGGCGAAATCCATAACCGATAGCTTTTTAGGCGATGCAGGACTCGGTTCGTTGTCACAAATATTCGACGGTACTTTTGCATCCGTAATGGAAGGCTTCGACAATATAGCAGACAAGGGCGAAAGCGCAATGAAAAAGGTTCAATATGCTTTGCTTACAACCTTGCAGATTGCGCAGGAATTCTACAACAAGATGTCGCAGGCATCACAGGAGAATTTCGAGATTGAAAGAACCAACTCAGAACGGAAATACAAAATTGATTTGTTGTTTGCGGGCGATAATGAAGCCGCTAAGGAAGAGCTACAAAAACAAGCCGAGGAAAGAACCCGACGCATAAACAACCGTGAAGCTAAGGCTAAAAAAGAGCTTGCCAAATTTAATGTTATTTTGAGCGCATCACAGGGCGCAATCGCGGCATTTAGCGATGGTAACGTTATCAAAGGCGCAATATTCGCCGCCATCATTGCGGGTATCGCAGCTATTCAGATTGCACAAATCAACGCACAAAGCGTACCGCAGTATTGGAAGGGAACCGACAACGCACCGGGCGGACTCGCTTGGACTCAGGAAAAAGGACGTGAAATCATTACCGACAAACAAGGACGCATCAAGTCAACGGGTTCGGATAAGGGCGCAACGCTTACGACATTGGCAAAAGGCGATAAGGTTTATACGGCTGAGCAAACACGCCAATTAATGTTCAACAATGAACTGAACGGCATAATGAACAGCAACCGTATTTTACCGCACCATACGCAAGCATTCCCAATCGACGAACTCAGGGCAATTGGCGACCGAATGGAGGCAGCAGCGGGACGACAGGCAAATATCACATTACAGACCAATAACGACAGCTTAGGCAATATTATATCGGTAGTTGCAAGTGGCACGCAATCGGCAAACGCACGCAAGACATTAACTCCGCAGAAATTCCAACGATGAACTTTAAGCACGAACTTACATTTTTAGATTTCCCGATTACGGGCGGATTGCGTGAGATTATAGAGCCTGTCAAATTCGATGGGGCGACATTCACGATAGAGAGGCAGAAGCAGCGTTACGCATTTGATACGTCCTATGGAATGGACGGGCTTAATTTGGTGTTTTGGGACGTAGCGGGAAGACCCAGCGCACCGTATCAAGTGCCAAGCGGTCAGATACACTATTATCTATCCCACGCTTTGCCGTTCCTGTTACAGGCGCATAAGGAACGGGGATTTGAGGCTAATGTCGAGTATACATTGTCGCTGAATGGTTCGTCATTCCTTATCGGAAGAGCTGATTTCGTACCCGCCGAAACGGACGGGCGCACATTCTTCTCTTGCAAGTTCATCCAGTCAGGCGCACAGGCTGATATGAAAAAGGATGCGGACACGAAGATTAATATATTGGGAACGGTCGATTTGAAAGGTAATGCGATAACACCAGCACCGACAACCAATATATTGTTAAGGGCGCACCCTGTCAGCGGATTGAGTACGTGGGCGCAGAAGGACAGGAATTTCTTCTTTGCGGGCGGTATAAAGTATTTTAATTTTGCACGCCTTAGCAGTCCGTTTGAGATAAAGGATAGTTTGATACCTGAATACGATGCGGGGACTTCGGGTGTAGGCGGTATGTTTGATTTCGAGGGAGCGGTCAATAATTTTCGTTACATACGTGCGCAGAACAACCTGTCAAACGTGAAAGTGCATATCGATTTGGATTACACTTTCTTTTACCGTTACATCATAGGCAGCGGATTTGATCCATCGGCTTCGTTTATCGGAACGGTCATCGTTTCTCCTGAACCTTATATTATATCAGGAGGGGCGAACAACGCAATATATTCTGACGATTTCTACAACAAGACCATAGCCACAGGATTGAGTACGGACTTTTCTGATATACTTTCCATTGATTTTTCAATTCCAGACGTACCGAAGGATTATTGCGTATCGGTTATGTGGTCGGTAGATTGGGATACTGGACACTTGGGAACTACCAACGCAGAAGGAACGCCATTCGAGGACTTTCTTTCCGTCGTTATCGGTGGGTTTACCAACCCGCTTATGCTGGCAGCCTTGTCGGATTACGGAAGCGGCGGCGGTTTATCGGACAGGACGGGCTGGCTAATAAATAACCAATCACTTACAATATCGGCAACGCAGACGGCTTTCGACAGCATCATTAAGGGCGTGCGTGAAATCGATATGTACAAGCAGACCAATAAGATCATAACGGGCGGATCATTGACAGTGAACGCCCCGAAATGGGAATCGGGTGGTGAGCATTACGACAATTTTTGCCTTAACGGGAAAATGACACGTGGCTTTGCAAATCCTGAATTTACGATTGATTGGAAAACGCAATTGACAGGATTGCAGGAGCCGAATGGGGACGCTATGGTAACGCAGACCGAAATATTCATCGGCGAATATCCTGATTTCTACACGCAGAATGATATTGGCGGTTTTCTCGATGCAGCACCCGAAAGTTACCTTACGGGTTACGACGAGGATTATTTGCTACGCAATATGACACGTGGCTACGATAAATATGAACAGGACAGGGACGAGAAGAACACCAACGACTCGGTACACACGGAGCAGCAGGTTCATTTTCCTGTTGATGCGCCGATAAACGAAAGGGTTGTGAGAATTCCGTTCATACGTGACTTTATGCTTATCGAATCTTTGCGCAGACAGGGTATAATTACCAAGCCAACCACATCACTCGGCACAGATGATGATTTGATTAAATTGTTCTGCGTTCGTATGGCAGCGGGTTCGTTCCGTGAGTACGGTGCTAAATTATTGGTGCGCATAAACGCAGAAGGAACTTTGTCGATACTCAACACTTCCGAAGAAGGAGAGGCTACTTTCGGATGGGACACATTGGGATTCAATGTAGGCGACAACTTCTATATAACAGGTGGCAATAACGTTGGAACTTACGAGGTTATTGAGTTGTCGGTTTCAATATTGGTTATACGACCACTCACGGTTATTGCATTGCCTGTTCAAGAGGGCGATATTTACATTGTGTTCAAATACTTCCTTACGAACGTTGTCTATATGTCAGCGGGAGACGAGAACTTTTATAGCGTTACAGGAATCGACAGCGGGAACGTATCTGCTAATTTGGATTACTCGTTGGGTAATATGCGTCGCAAATGGGAGGCGTTCTGGGCAACTGTTTGTTACTACTCACGTGGAAAGAATATCACATCGCAGTTCTTCAAGAGCAATGGCAAGATGCGCACGCAAAGAACCATTACATCGCCTATAATACAGGAGGATTTCGGCACGCTTACTGACGATACGCATAATTTGGCGGTCAATGATTTGGTGACCCCGATACTCACACCACGCACGCACACAACGCAATTCCAAGTCGGGTTCGCCCGAATGCTACAACTGTTGTCGGATATGGAAACGATACGGGGATTTATACGCATACGTGACAAATGGGGCGTTATCGTTCCTGTGTACATCAATAAATTGACTTATGAGTGGGTAACGGGAACCTGCACGATAATAGCCATTGAGAAGCACGTGCCGGACGGGACAACGATTGCTTCCGTTGGTGGCGTTACTTATATCAATGGCGTGCCTTATACACCTCGTGCCGATTGGTTCCGTATCAGCAATGCGGGTTACGTCACGTTGTATGATTTGGAGGATAAGGAGATTTTGCCACAGCCCGTTTTGTTTTCCGACATACTCGTTAACAGCACAAAATACACCGACCGCATACAATTTATGGATGCTATGCTAAATTTGTTGGGTTAGGGTTTGGCGGTGTGGATGTAATTGTTTATGTTTGCTTTAAATCCGCCAAGATGTAAAACATTAAAAAAATGCCTTTTCTTAATTCTGCTTGGCGGTGGATTTTGAAAGGGCGTTTTCAGTTTATGGAATTAGGTAATTACTTAGGTTATATTGTAAATAAAAAAGGACAAATTTTTACTAAGAAAAATGGTTCAATTATGAAAACAACCTTAAATGACAAAGGATATCCTTGTGTTGGGTTGTCAGTAAATGGTAAGAAGGTATTTAAAAGAGTACATAGAATAGTTGCGGAAACCTTTATACCTAACCCAGAAAATAAGCCACACGTCAACCACAAAGACAGAGATAGGGCAAACTACCATTTTGATAACCTTGAATGGTGTACTCCTTCCGAAAATGTTATTCATTCAGTAAGAAATGGAGGCAGAACAAATTGGAAAAGAAACAATACAGGAGAGTCAAACGGCAATTCAAAATTAAAATGGAAGCAGATTTTAGCAATAAGAGCTTTGTATTCTTGTAAGGAATTTAGTCAAAATGATATTGCTGATATATTCAACATTACTCAGGGCGAAGTAGGTAAAATAGTAAATCATAAAATATGGAAGCAAGAGAAATAATCACAAACGAAGAACTAACCAATTAACACCACCACAAAATGACAACAACACAAAAAGACCTGTTTAGCTTTTTAGCTACCGCCTTTTTTGTAAACTTATTTATTTTTCTATGCTATTCTTTTTGCATTTGGGATATACTTTGGTTTAGAGAATTACCGAATTGGGAATCTGATAGCAGATTCGGATTTATTATGATTGTTTTTATGAGTACCATGTTTTCAGGCGGATTTTGGTTAGCTCATTTAAAGCAACCTTTTAAAAAACCAAACTTAGGTAAACAATTAATGCCTACTGAGGATAGAACAGAATTTAACAAATATTAATTATGACAACAACACAAGCGATTGAATTACTGAAAAAAGGGGAAGTGCAGATCAAAAAAGATGACAGCCATAAGGCAGATTGTTTATTGTTTGAATTAAAGAAACACAATCTTGAAATGTCCGAGATTTGGTACGTGAATCATTATTTGGTTTTTACGGGAGATTCATTAACGGTTAGACAAAACTCAATTGCTGACGCTAAGGTTATCAATGCATCCGACATCAAACCGAAAGAAGAAAGCAAAGAATTAGAGCCAATTGATTTTATACTGCCAAAACTTGAAAGAGCATTAGTAAAAGGGTTAGCAGATTATAACGCTTGTAAGGGCGCAATGGATGCGGCAACTGCAATAATGGATATCTACAAAGTACCTTTAGAAGAACGGGAAGTAAAATCTTGTACTTACGATGCTGTTTCATTCACAAACGGCGAGGAAGTGGAGGCGACAAACGACTTGCCGTACTTTGAAAACTGCAAATACTTATACGTTGGTAAAAATCCTAACGCTGATTCTGATTATCCGCACGTTGTAATGACTACCGACATTATGAAAAGCTTTTACGTATTCAAACATCTTCGCAAACCACAACCCGAAGTTAAGGCGTTGGATAAGCCAACACTTTTAGACGTTTTAATTGTTGCAATAACAAAGGTTCAGGAAATCGTAAGTTCAGAAGTACAATTGGTTATAAACGATGATGCTTTTTCTGATTTATGCAATGAAAATGGATTTAGCAAAGACGAAAGCGTTTTTGTGATTGGATGCCGTGTTTTGAAAATGTCGCAAGTGACTCACATAATGGACTTGCCTAAAAAAAAATATGATTCGTTTTATATAATTCCCGTAATTCAGAGCAAGTTAAACGCTAAAATTATTGTGTGATGAAAGAGTGTACATACAATGAATTAGAAAACAAAGTCGCAATTTTAGTTAGTAAAAAAAGATGTGTTATAACTTCAAATTCAATTTTAATTAAAAAAGGAGTTTCTAAAAAAGATGTAATAATTAAGATAAGAGGGCTTGTTATTCCAAACGAGATTAACACTAAAATATATCAATGCCTATTTGTTGATGTAAAAAGTGTCGAGCATATTTCTTATTATAAAGAATAATTCCATAAACACCACAATTATTTTAAATCCCTTTCATATTGTTAGGGATTTTTTCATTAAATTTGGCGAAACCTATTGCTAAGTGACCTCTAATTTAGATTTTAGTTTCCTATTCTTCAAACCATCGATTGCAGAGGTAGCCGAAGCAATGGGGGACTGTCAAATCTCCGAGATATTCAGTTACAGCTACGTTTGTCTTTCCCCATCTAAAACATACCGAACCGTCACTAATGTAGATATTGCAGGTTTCAACTTCGCCCAAAACTACACCGTTCATTTAGTGGATTGCTGCGACAATATACTGCTCGATATTACCCCCAATGTCACGATCCGAAAATTCACGCACCGTGACTCAGGACTCGATAACGGTATCGTTGAGATTGTGAATATCGGTAAGGACTTCTACGGAAAGTGCGTGTCGATGAAGATAACGCAGACAACCAATACCGCAAATGTTTGGTATTCGGCACCGTTTCAGGTCACGGAAAACAGGCGGGATTGCTCGGACTTCTACTACACCGCATCATCAATGATTGACGGTATCGATTATGAAACGGCTGGCGTTGTTCAGGCAATAGGACTGCGTGGGGTTTACACAAAACCGACACGGGAAACCAATTCCGAACAGTACTTACAGACAACAGGAAACAATATATCACGCTCGGAAATCCGAAACCTTGCATACAATTTCACGGTAGAGTATCAAAACAATCACGGACTCGAAGCTTTTGAAACACTCGTTTCGCATCCCGTTGTTTATGCGGTCGATGCGATGAAAACCACGAAAGCCATACGGCTCACTACCATAGTACCATCGTCAGAGGAACGCCTCGGAAGCACCAACTTCTTTGTATCGTCATTCAAGGCATATATTGACAGGCGTGATTTATACGACCCGTCACAGGGCGGAATTACAACGCCGTTTGCATTGTTGCAGGCGGGAATGCAACCTTTCGGGGCGGTCACGTTGTCGGTAGTTTCGGGACAATCTATAAAAGGATTCTTCAACAAGAATATGACAATCGGCACCGGTTCGCTCGGCGTATATACTGTTGACGGCACACGTATAGCCCTTTACACGCAAGCCGACATAACCGCAGTGGGAAGCAACGGATTCGAGATACTTGCATTTATCGGTGAAATTGTTGCAAATGGCGATTATTATATTAATTTTACGTCGGGTCTGTTCGTTAGTTTGATTGGCGAGAATTATGCGGTTTCCAATACTACGGAATGGCATTTTGAAGTCAGTACGGCGGGGGATTTCCTCACAGGGGATTGGAACGATTTGGATTTTTTCACAGGAGTTTAAAAGTATAAGAATATGGGTTTAAAATCAGCATTACAGGCATTAATAACAGCTTTTACTGACGGCGGGAACAATACCGCTTCGGAATTCAGGACACAGCAAACGGAATTGTTAAATAATGGCTACGGTTATGATGCCGACAGCCATACAAGTCAAACATATACAAATAAAAACGGTTCTATATCAATAACTTATAGGATTTATTTTATAAAATCGTTTGGAAAAATAACTATCGACGTAGAGATTCAAAATACAGGAAGCTCCAATATTCCGAACAACACAACGGCTTGGGACTGGAAGTCAGACGTGGGATTTTTCGTAAACGAATATGCTTGTGGCGAAACTCCTGATATTTTTAGGGGTAAATTAAATCACGATATAAACACATTGCCGTCTGTTTTTGCCAGAATAAACCAAACAGGATTCGTCCTTCCTCAAGGCTTAGTTGCGGGTGCAAAATATTATGGTCAATTTACATATCCAGCAAAAAACTAAATTATGCCAACACTACAAACAACACAAATCAGCAGGATAGACGGCGAGAACCTTATCAATCCCTTTATGCTTTTCGGCAATGCGTTCACTTGGAACTTTGCAAGCGGCAGCGGTTCGGCTTCAAATATAAATTATGCAAACTCGCCTGTTAACCGAGTATTACGCATCGTTGCAGCGGGAGGCGACACATTGAGCGTGATAAACAGCGGTGACGACTCGACAGAGCAGACAATTGACACGGAAGGAACTTATGTGATTGCTTTTGATGTTCTTACCGATTATCAGGGCGGCACTGCTGCAAACGCAAACGTAAAGGTTACGATGTTCGTAAATGCGGTTGCCTATGATATACCGTTCACTACGCCATCAACAGAAGATGAGCATAATATTTGGCTTACTTATTACGCATCAATGTTTTTAGAGGTCGGCGATGTTATTTCTTGGCAATTCGAGGTACAGACGTTTGACGTAGGATTGAACTGCAAATTATTATTCAAGAATTTTAAATTGGAGATACCGGAGGGCGGTTTTATCGTACCGAGTCCGTTTACCTTACCTTATTTCGGTGAGCTACAATTAATCCCGCCAACAGTTACGGGGACTTATAAGTTGAAAATGAACGGCAGTGTTGGCAGTTGGCAGAAACAACTCGAAGCGACCGCAACATTAAACTTCCCATCAGCTTCGGCTGGTGCGGAAAACGACCTGACAATTTCAATGACTGGTGCGGTAGTCGGTTCGCCTGTTTCGGTGGTTGCCCCAAGTTCGTTACAGGGCGTATTCACGGCATTTTGCGATACCGTCAACGTGGTCACGGTAAGGCATTATAATACGACAGGCGGAACGTACGACCCTGCAAGCGGTTCATTTAAAGTAATACAGTAAGCATAATGGGAACATTAGAAATAGTATTCAATCAAGGCGAGGACGGTAACGTTACGCATAATTTCAGTGCCATAGGCGAACTGGAAGAAAGCAAGTGCTATATTACTATTTTCAATGGGTTTTTGCAGATTAAGGAATACAACGGCGGATTAATCGAGGCTGTTTTTTGGAGCGACATTACCATTATTGACAACAGGGCAGGGCTTGGAACGGTTTACAATCCCATATCGATTACCCAATTGCAAAACCTTTTGATCCAATTCAAACATCCTGCGTATTACGAACGAATTTCAAACATAGGTAGCCTTATAAGTACGGACGGCGGCAACGCTATTATTGTCGGTTCGGACGGTTTATTATATGCGCCAGTTGGCGGAGGCGGAGGCGGAACAATAGGTATAGAAGTTGCGACAGGGGTTTCGGGATCATCACAAATAGTAGCAATACCAACAGGCAAGATTGCCAAATTAATACAAATAAACAGGACAAACGTATATCAATCAGAGTTTGCCCAAGTTGGCGTAAATGTTACGATAACTTGGGAATTCTTCGGGGATGAAGTGATAGAAATATTTTACCAATAGCATTATGAAAAAATACATTTTAGGTTTATTATTCTTAGTATCGACAATTGCAACGGCTCAATCGCCTTTTCCTGACGGAATCAGGGTTGCTAAAGGCGTGCAATTATACACAAGCGGAACGTATGCAAATAAATTAGGGTTCGGAACGCTTACGCCTGCTTCGGCTTACGATTTCATTTCAACTACAGGCGGATTGACTATTCCGAGAATGACCACTACACAGCGTAACGCCACAAGCGGACAACCTGTATCTTCTTTGATTTGGAATACTACCAATACACGATTTGAATATTTCGATGGGGCAGTATGGCAGCCACTTACGGCAGGCGCAGTTCCCTCTTGGCAAGACCAATACGACGCAGATCCAAATAATACGGTGTTGGATGATGGGGCGGGTAATGTGCTGACGGTAACTACAACAATCATAACTTCTGAAACAGCGTCAGGCAACATAGTTGTTATCACGGATGGTGCCTTGGTTACTGCGGACGCTGCGGGTAATAACACTACTGTCACAGCTTCATCGACGACTATGAGTAATTCAGACGGATGGACTGCGGAGAGGAAAGTCACGAACCTGACTGAAAATTATATAATACAAGAACCAAATCTTCCTTTAAGCACTTACACTCCCGTATATTCAGTCGAAGTCAACGGCGTAGAAACTTTTGCAGATACAAGCGGTAAGGTAGATTTAGGTACAATCGGCGGTGGTACAATCGACCCAACACCAACAGACGGCAGCACGAATGCAGTTCAAAGCAACGGTGTTTTTGATGCGTTGGCACTCAAAGCACCGTTAGCATCACCCGCACTTACGGGCGCACCGACTGCGCCTACCGCAACAGCGGGTACTAACAACACGCAATTAGCTACAACTGCTTACGCCGATGCTAAACGTACATTCTCTCACCGTTTTCAAGGTTCGGCGCAGACTTGGGCTGACGGGGTAACTTACTACTATGCGGGAAGTAACAACGTAACACCGTTGCTTAGTTCAAGTAGATATGTAGCGGCGGGAATAACAGCGACCGCTATGGATTTTTCAATTACGGGATATTTCCCAGGCACGTTAGGAAGCTCGGAAAACATAACTATTTTAATAAGAAACGTAACAACGGGTACTAATTACAATCTTACCACCACATATCAAGCTACATCCGTAAGTTCAAATCTTGCTGGAACAATATCATTTACGTGTACTCAAGGCGATTTGTTGGAATTGCACGTAATAGTTCCGACAATGGCAACAAACCCAACGGGAGTGTTATTCAACACAGAAGTTTTAATAAGAAATTAATATGAAAAAATTGTTTATCGCATTTTTACTATTGTTATCGCAAATATCAATAGGTCAATTCAACAATATAGAAGTTATAAAAACGGGATTTGAGTATGGCTTCGACGACTTCGCAACCTACACGCCATTTGCGCCAATGACCAAAACAGTTGGTACAACGAAAGGCATCAAAATCGTTACTGCGGTCGATAATTTCTTACCAACGGGAAAAATAATCGATGCCAACACTTTTTCAGTAACCGTATCGGCTAAATGCACAGCGGGTGCAACGGGGTATTTTGGTTTTGGAATTAAGAACGGCGCATCGTGGGGCGGTATGCAATGGCGAGGGTCAACGGGCGCAACGGCACTTCTTCAATATAATTCAAGTTCATTCGTAGGCGCAGCATCAGCGGGTACACAAGCCACGTTTACAACGGGCGATGTGATTTCTGTTCAACTTATTTTCCGTGGCTCTAAATCGTTCCTGCGCTTTGCAAAAAATGGTGTTTGGAATACTAAATTAATCACAACGGCAGCTACCGCACCCGCATTATCGGGCGGCGAAATAGTGTTAGCGATTCGTGGGGCTTCCACGTGGGACGACATTGTAGTGGTTGTTGAGGATGTGAACGAATATCCTACGGAGGTTTATTTAGCACCGAGTGGTGGGTCAGATGCAAACAACGGCACGTTTGATTTCCCAATGCAAAACATTGAAGCTGCCAAACTAAAATGCAAAGGAAAAGGCACGGTTGTTTTGAAAGCGGGTGATTATTTTGACCAAAATTTCACAACCGCATTAGGGCTTAATTTAAAAGCTGATACGGGTTCGACGGTTCGACTGATTTACGGCACTCGTTTTACATCAGCATCAATTTTAGGCGGTACGACAAAGGTATATTCAGTCGCCTATGCGCCGACATTGGACGCTTCGGACGTTATTTGGCAGCACGATGTTAACGATGCCAATTCACTCATTACACAAGCCGACAGCAACCCATTACAACGAGGGCTTACACATCGTTTGCCGTCAAGTAAATCGACTTGGCTTGCTTCGACCGCTGCATTAGAGGCGAGTTCAGGAAGTGAAACGCACTTCTTTTGGTCAGCGGGTACGTTATATTTCACGATTATCACGGGAACAAACCTTATTGACAATCCAATCGTTGTACCTGACAGCGGTTCGGAAATTCAAATTTTGATTGCTGACCAACCAAACCTAACAATGAGCAACGTCAACTTCTTGTATCGTTCGGTACGTCTTTCATCAACGAAATACAAGATTGAGGACTGTTCTGTTTTGTGTTCGGCAAACTCTTTTGGATGGCAGTACGGAAATGCAAATGGCGAGTTCATTCGTTGTCGTGCCGGTGGTATCAATTATAATTTAGGTACGGGCGGTGATGGCTTTAACGGAACGGCAACGGTCACAACAACATCAAAATTTACCGATTGCTGGTCGCACGATAACGAAGATGACGGGGATTCATTGCACAGCAATTGCAGTAGTTCTATTTACGGCGGACTATATGAGTATAACGGTGGTGGCGTGGTTGCGGCTTCGGGTGGACATATTTCAATATTTAATTCGGTTATGCGCCACAGCGGTACAGGGGCATCGGCTCAAGGTGCAACGGCGGATAGTGGAAATAGTACAAACATCTTAGCAAGCGGTTGTCTTATGCAGAACAACTCAACGAATTCTTCTGCAAGTAGCGGTTTTATTAGAACAACTTTAATAAATTGCATCGCAAAAGGGAATGACTTTCCTGTAGGAGCTGATAAATTTAATTGCATTCATATACCATAAAAAAACTATGAAAAAATGGATAAAAGATAGGAATAATTGGCATTATATTGTCGGTTTTTTCTCGGCAGGAACCACTTACCTTGTCGCATTCGAGGCTTATCAAATGATTGGTCGCTTCCTAATATGCACAATTGCGGTACTGTTTGGTTCGACTTTGTGGGAGATGATTAGGGAGGATAAATATGGCTATCCGTTCGATAAAAAAGATATTGTGCGCAGTGTAGTCGGTGCTTTAATTGGCGGTGTTGTGGCTGTAGGCGTACATTTGATTATAATTGGAAAGTTTATTTAAAATGAATTTAGCAAAAGATTTAATAAAACCGATACTCGCATTGATTGTGGTTTTGTGTTCGTTTGTATATTTTTTCGTATGTTTGTTTACCGATCATAAGCCAGACCCGCAAATTATAATAGCAATTGTGGCGTGTCAGCAGATTCCTTTGTCTTATTATTTTGGCAATAGTTCCGGCAATGCAACTAAAGACAGCACAATTGCGACATTGACAGATAACGCTTCTAAAAATTAAATATTATGAAAACAACTTTAGGTACTATTTTTTCGGTTATTGGATTGATTCCAGCCGCTATTTCGCAAATGAATTTAACCAACGTGCCTAACTGGCTCGTCATTACTGGTGTTGTCTGCGCAGCCATTTCTTTCATTTACACGGGTTTAAACACACAAGACACTAAATGAAAACTTTCGAAACAACCGACCAAGCGAGGCAATTGGATTGCACATTTGAGTTAGTAAGTTATGATGAAGACTTGACTTTCCTAACCATAACCGATCCGTTCGGAGTTGAAATTCCGATATTATGACCGAACAAGCCACATACAACACTCTAAAATATATTTTTGCAATAGTGACCGGGTTATTGTTGCTGATACTCATAACCCATGAAATCGATAACGAGGCTTTTTCCGAATGGCTGTCATTGAAAGACGACGTTTACCGTCCTATTTTCGGTATTGCTATATTGTTTAGCTTTTGCGGTTTTGGGTATTGCTGGGCGATTGATATTAGGTTGAGGGGGAAGTAAGCCTATATTTTTTCATTGATAAGAACCGCCTTGTACATTTGGCGGTTTTTGTTTGGATTATAGTTGTGTGTTTGGAAAACATTTTATACATTCGCAATAACAAAGACGGAGTCCGCTAGCTCCCGATGAAGCCGAGTTGATTTAGTCAACCTTAGAGAAAAGCCTCAAATATTCTAGCGGATGTTTGGGGTTTTCTTATTTAAAAATTATTTATTATGAGTACAAAAGTAACAATCATTGACCCGAAAGACTTTCAAATTGAAGAAAGCAAAGCAACCGAAATAGTTTCGGGACTGCAAACAGTATTAGCAGAGCGTCAAATATTAGAAGACGCTTATGTTGACGTTATAGGGTTGGAAATTACAACCGAGAATTTACCAACATTCAAAGAATTGCGTTTAAAAATTGTAAAGAACAGAACGCAGGGCATTGACGCTTGGCACAAAACCAACAAAGATTTCTACTTAAGAGGCGGTCAGTTCGTTGACGCAATAAAGAGAAAAGAAAGCTTCGTTAATGAGCAAATGGAATCTAAACTTTTGGAAGCCGAAAAGCATTTCGAGAACTTGGAAAAGAAACGGTTATTCGATTTAAATGAATCCCGTAAAGAATTGCTTTCAAATTACGTTATGGACACCTTCGGTCTTGAGTTGTCAGGAATGGAGCAAGACGTTTTCGACGCTTATTTGTCAACTAAAAAAGCCGCATTTGAGAAAGCGGAAACCGAGCGTATCGAAGCCGAACAAAAACGTATTGCAGATGAAAAGGCAGAAGCCGAAAGAATAGAGGCGCAGCGTATCGAGAACGAACGATTAAAAACCGAGGCGGATGCAAGAGAGGCGCAGATTAAAAAAGAACGTGAAGCGGCAGAAAAAGCATTAGCAGACGAAAGAGCAAAAGCCAAAGCAGAAGCGGATAAATTGGCGGCAGAAAAAGAAAAAGAATTAGCGATTGAAAGAGAAAAACAATCTCAAATTGCCGCTGAATTAAAAGCCAAAGAAGATGCTGAATTAAAAGCAAAACAGGAAGCGGAAAAGAAAGCCGAAGCCGACAAAAAAGAAGCGGAAAAATTAGCCAAAGCACCTGTTAAGAAACAGTTATCCGTTTGGGTTAATTCATTCGAGATTTCAGAAATTCCAATCAAAGACAACGAGGCTGCTAAATTAATTAACGCTAAATTTGAGGCGTTTAAATTATGGGCATTGGAACAAGTGAACGCAATATAAATTCAATCCTCAATACCGCAACTAAACCCATCCTATCCGATGGGTTTTTCATTACAATATATCCCAAATAGCCACGTTTGCATTTTACAACAATATTCGTTTACTTTACAAACCGAATCTACTAATTTTATAATGGCCAAAACTTGGATTTCGTTTACACAATGGTTCGTGCGTCAGAAGATAGCCGTTCAACTCACTTGCCTAATATTGGGATTGTCTGGCATTGTGTATGGGGTCACATCGCTATTGATACAGAATTACGAAAGACAGGCGGTAACGGATGCGCAGACGATAAAGGACAAGGATTTGCAGATGCAAGTGATGCGCATCAACTTCGACGCACACAACAGAAGGACGGACAGCATACACCGTTTGGAGCTGAACAATGAACGGTTATCAACCAAAGCCCTGTTCGACCAATCGATGAAAGAACGCCAAGAAATGATGCGATACATACTTAATGAGAAAGCGAAACTAAAATCGATTAGCAATGATTAAAAATTACCGCATATTATTATTCAGCCTCGTGATATTCCTATTGGTGGGATTGTCACCGATAGAAAGTCATCCCGAAGCACCGATGCTGCGAACTAAGATACCAGCAACTGTTCCCGAAGTCATACCCGCAGACCTTACGCAAGTCCAGAAAGCAGACAGGGAAATGTGGGAGGAAGTGGTCGATTATAAGTGGCGTGCTGAAAAATTACGCGGGGAATAGTTTTTTTGTTATCTTTGGGTTATAAATCAATAAGTTATGCAACTAACAAAAAACTTCACGTTGGCGGAATTTGACTGCCACGACGGAACAAAAGTCCCTAAAAAATATATCCCAAATGCACAGGAAGTAGCCAACAATCTACAGGTACTTCGGGATTTTTTAGGTGTTGCGGTGGTGGTTACAGGAAGTGGTTACAGAACCGCTTCCCACAACAAAAAAGTCGGCGGAGCAAAGAACAGCCAACACTTAACTTGCTCGGGAGCTGACATAAATGCAAAAGGCTATACGCCAAAAGCATTAGCCGAAGTTATAGAAAAATTAATCGATGCTGGGGAAATGAAGCAAGGAGGAGTCGGCATTTACAAAGGCTTCGTGCATTACGATATTTATTTTGATGGTAAAAACAAAAGACGTTGGTAATTAAATAAAATACTCGTATATTTGATAGAACAAAAAATCAAATATATGATAGTTATACCAAATACTAATGGACTTTATTTTGCTTCTGATGATGGTGAGATATTTAGAAATGGAAAACGTATTGCTCCAATAAATAATGGCAACGACTATTTGTGTGTTGTTTTAAGTATTGAAGGAAAAACACAAAGAAAATATATTCACAGATTGATATGTGAGGCTTATATTGCAAACCCTGAAAACAAATCAGAAGTTAACCATATCGACGGAAATAAAATGAATAATTCCCTCTATAATTTAGAGTGGGCTACACGTTCAGAAAATCAATTCCACAGATATAAAGTTTTAAAGCATTCAGGAGCAAACTTAGGCAAAACAGGAAGCGAAAACGGACGAAGTAAAACAGTTTACCAATTAGATTTAGACGGAAATACGATAAATGTTTTTGAAAGCGTATTAGAGGCTCAAAGAAGAACAGGAATAAACGAGGCTTCTATAAGAGGCGTAGTTTATGGGAAACAAAAAACTGCGGGTAAATATAAATGGAAATATTAAATATATGACAATAACCGACAAAGTAATAAGATACTACGCAATAGCCGTTACCGTACTTGCAGCCATACTTTTGGCTACGCAATGCGCAGGCGACGATGAAACAATTGTCGTTGCTGAAAAGTCAGGAACATTTGCTCCGATAACCAACCCAACGCCATTACCAGCACCGCCACCAATCGTAAAATACATCAAAGGGCAAACAATAACCGTTCCTGCAAAAATGAATCAGGAGTTGTACGAATTCTATATGGAATCGGTAAATCGGGAACTCGCAGCAAAGGACACAATCGCACAGCTTCGTGAAACGGTAAAGCAAGCGGAACTGTATGCAAAGGCAATCGAAACGAACACCTACCAGAATAAATTCGAGAACGGTAAAATATCCATAACCATCGACAGCGAAACGCAGGGTACATTATTAAGCATTAAGCCGACTTGGACAATAAAAGCCGACAGTATTAAAAGAAAGTCGCTTAGAAGCGTTTATTTGGGCGGAGAAATCGGAACGAACAAGGCAGCCAAAGCAAACATTATGTATCAATCGGGGCGTTTCATTTATTCGGGCAGTTATGATGCCGACAAAACAATATGGGCAGGGGTTAATATTCGGGCGTTCGGATTCTGACGTACTGCACACACATTTGATTTAAGCCTTTCAGTAATGAGAGGTTTTTTTTATACAACACAAAATAATTATAAAATAAGTGTTAAATAATTTTTTTATTCAAAATAAGACTGTATATTTGTACTCAGATAACAACAATTAAAAAACCAACCTATATAATATGCCAAGAAAAGAGATTGACCCAAAAGAAAAGAAAAAACAAATCCCTTTTATGACCGAAACTAAAAAGGTCGATTTGTTGGGCAAAAACACCTGTCAGGAACTCGCAGTATTTGCCGTTGACAAAGCATATAAAAAGGCGCTAAGAGATTTAGACAACGTGTCGATTGACCTCGCCTACAACGAAGCAATGAATTCACATAACCCGCAAAAGGTTGCGGATAAAAAAGAGTAGGGAAATGGAGAATAAAGTAATCGTAAGGAACTGTAATTTATGTCAGATATTCCGACACGAAGAAGTTGGAGATAGCGACTACGGGGCAGTTTACGCAAAAGATGCAAGTTGTTCAAAGTACTACGATACCGACGAAGAAACAGAAGAGGAAATTCCAAATTTCGACAGGAATATCGAACGCAATTGTTGCGAATTAGATTTCTTTAAAGTATCTGAAATTGATACAGATTTATCAGAAAAACTCTCAGATGAAATGGATAGAACGCAAGGCGGTTTTTCTGAAACGTATAAATTATTTCAAGACAAGTATATTACTAACCCGCCCGATAACGGCACAATACATAAGTAAGGAGATGGGAATACACGAAACAAAAGGCGCATCAGATGAATGGTACACGCCTAAATATATTTTTGATGCTATGAATGTTCAATTTGATTTAGACGTGGCGCATCCTGATATTGAAACTTGCGTTCCGGCAAATCATATTATAACAGAAAATAGTTTAGAGTCCGAATGGTTTGGATTTGTATGGATGAATCCGCCATGGTGCAGTACTAAAGACAAACGAAAGTGGATTGATAAGTTTATCTCGCACGGAAATGTAGTTTGTTTGATGCCTGACAGTACTTCGTCCGATTGGTGGCAACATTTAGCGAATAATAGCGACGGAGTTTTGTTTACAAAGTCACGTGTTAAGTTCATTAAACCTGACGGAACTACAGGCGACAATCCTGCAAACGGAACAAGCCTTTTTGCTATCGGTTCGCAAGGTATTGAAGCAATAAGGCGAGCAGAAAAAAACGGACTTGGTAAAATGTATTTAACCACCCAAACGGCAAAATAAATAACCCGCCAAAAGCGACAAAATTATAGACTAACAGGGGCGTGTTACCGTGAGAAGCCTAAGAAGAACAGCATCTTGCGGGAATGAAGGAAACGCGGTTCGAGTCCGCCACGCTCCACTAACACCGCCCTCAAATCAGATAATATTTAACGGTAAATTAGAGAGAAATGGAAAAAATAGACGTGATTAAAAAGGCTTATGGCGAGCATTGGGATATATGCAAGGGGTTTTTAGACCCTGATGGATGGTGCGATAAAAGTCGGCTATTCAAATATTCAAACTTGAAATATTCGGATATCGAAGCCAATATGCAGCACAAAATATCAAGCGAGGAAATGCGCCCAAAATCCCTACAAGGTATAGAAAACAACAATGGTTGGGTTCGTATTGAATCGGAAAGCGATTTGCCGAAAGAAGATTGCAGAGTAGATTTACTTAGTCATACAGGAAGCGAGTATTACAATCATACTTATTCAACGAGTGATAATCCCGCACATTATTTGAAATTTTACTCTCATTATTCAACTGTTCAGAAACGCCCTTTACCACACTTTTAACCCCCTATAAAATGCAAACACAAAACACAAAAAAGGCGGAGCAGTACTATGATGAAAACATAGATGCTACCAACATACCAAGAGAGCATTATGAGTATGAAATAATTCAGCTAATGAAGGATTTCGGGTATGACTACGCCACCCACCAAACCGAAAACATATTGACTGCGATTGAAGGGGTGAGAAACAAAATTACCAACATTCCGTATTTGGCACCTGAAAATAAATCGGGGTACGAAGAGGCTGTAAACGACTTTTCGGTTATACTCGACGAACTAATTACAAAACTAAAAACGAAGTGATGGAGAAATTAATCAGCAACACAGAATTTGGCGAATATTGCAAAAGCCAAGTTATACACGACGGAATGGATTATGAAGATTATTTCCATTTACGGAATAATTTCGATGCCTTCCTAAAAACCCCTCTTTCAATCGGACAATTCGTGCTGTGTGATTTGGATGGGAATGTATTGGAAGAACCCGATTTTATGAGTGGTGATTACGATGATAATGGTCACGGAGACGTGGACAAACATCAATATAAAAAAGACTTAAAAGAATGGAACGAGGCTCGTGAGCGTGTATTGTTCGAGGGGTTTGAAGTGAAGACAAAAACCGCTTGGAATAACGGATATCAATTCATTGTCGATAAAAACGAACTTTTCTATCCTTATTGGTTTGACGGCATTACTCAAACTTGGAACTTATCTAAAGGACTTTTAAGCATCGAATACCTCGTTCCCTACTCCCTCACCCTCACACCCAACGCAAAGGCTATAATTGAAAAGTAACCAAAATAGCGAGAATTTACAAAAATCTCGCATTATTAACAACATCCGCAATCAGCGGGAAACAAATTTAGATTATGAAAAAATACATACTCAGAAACTTAGAGCCGTTACTAATCGGATCGGCTGTAACATTCTTGGTGACAAATATTTTTAACTTGATTTCCGACGTAATTGTTAAAATCGCAATACTTCATTCAAAATGAAACCAAAAAATACACATTCAGAAAACCGTGTGGTTGAAGAAACCCCAATCGTGAGCAATTGTTGCGGAACTTCCGATATGATACCACCGACAAGCGAAGAAGAAATTGAAAGTGCTGGCAGTAATTGGAGAGCTTTTGCCTGCTACATTTGCAGAAAATGCGGTAAAGCCTGCGAGGCTGTTCCTACATTAATCTCAGACGGCGTTAAACCGATTGAGGGAACACCCGCCATTGAAACGGATATTGTGGAAGGAGCGAACGATGGCTACAGATATTGCGCATGCGGTTGTAAATTGGCTTTTATGACAGGTAGCGTTTATTTAACTCCCGATTCCGAACCTTACAAATCAGGCGAAGAAATTGATTTAGATATTGAAGCAGAGCCTTATTGTTTCGCCTATTATTGCGAAGATTGCGACACAGTAACAGATATCGGATTAGAACGTTCTGACTTGCCTATTGAATCCCAACTAAAAGCGCAGAATGAGGAATTGAGGAAGGCGTTGGAGATAATAAAAGCATCCGTAAGCGGTTATACGTCTTTGTCGGCGTCTAAAATATCCGACATTGAATCAATCGCCTCGGAAGCACTTAATAAACACTTAAAACAGTAATCATATGCGCCCAACGAATGCAAAAAGAAAATATACGATAGCCTTGTCTATTTATGGCGATTCAAGACCCAACAAGCGAGATTGCTACACCAGACATCCATTCTTTGAAAATCGTTTTGATTACGATGTTTATGACGGTAGGATAGTATTCAAGAATACTGACATTAAAGGCCGTAAATTCTCAATAGATAAAGCAGGTGCGTACAAAGGCGACATTTCCGTTAAAGACTTTCCTGCGGGAGAATACACATTACACTACGATTCGACCAATAATCAGTACTTCATCGAATCATTAAAAAAGCCACTTGTAAAAAGTTGGAACGGAAATCTGTTTTCTGCACAGGGCGTTACCGCCACTTCGGATTGAATTGGGTGTAGGGAAATAAAAAAGTGAAAACTTTAACACATAAAAGTATATACGTATATATTTATTAGTTATATTTGTACTCAGATAACAACTAAAAAAATAGAAATTATGTACCCATTCTCAACACAACTGTTCGAATTACAAATAGGTCAACTTTTCAAGCTAAACAAAAATAGTCGTGTATATGTTTGTACTGGCACTGACAACGGAATCTCTTATAGAGTTGCTGAAAACTTAAAAGCTAAGTCATCTAAGGTAAGAAGCTATCATACAAAATACCATAAAAAAGTAACAGTGGTTCAATTTTATTAATATGGAAAATTATACAATATTTTGTTTAGGATTTATGACCGGGATAATTATAGCCTTTATCATAGCCTACAAAGTTCAAAAAAAAATAATAAATCAGGGTCACACCTGCAACACAATACTATAATGGGCAGAAAAAAAACCAACCGAAAAACAATGTCTATTCGGGTTCACGAAGAAAACGAAGCCGAATTAAAAGAGATTGTAAAAAAAGCCGACAAAGAACTGATTGTTAAAAAGCAAAATAAATCATCATGACTGACCCAACCCTTACGCCCGACACCACAACCAACGCCACCTGCGCACACTCCGCAATGGAGAACTATATTTCAGACCCGAACGAGGAAAACGAAGCCGAATTAAGGCACTTTGTCGGGCAGATGTATGAACGGATTGCTTATGTACGAATGGTATGCAAGGGTACGAAAGACACGAACGGAATTTCACTGATTGTTTATAAAAAATTGAGTGGATTATGAAAAACGAACCGACCGCATTAGAAATATATCAAAAGGAACGGATTATTGCTCTTACAAACGAGGTAAACAGATTGAATGACGAATTGCTTGCCGTACAGGAAACTTTGCGTAAAACGGCTTTAAAGATAACCGTTAGCAATCCTGACTTTTTGTTGCCGATTCACGATGTGGATTTTGAGATTGTTAAACCAGAATGCGACCACATAATGAAGCCTTGTATGGCTGGCGGATACAAATGCATTAATTGTGGTGAATTTAGTTACTAACCGAGCCGATTGGCTTTTAAAATAGACAAAATGAAGACATTTAACAACGACGAAAGTTTAAAAAATGAATTATTAAAAGACCTTTTACGCCATCAAGAACTTGATGCTTTTGTACAGGGTAAATGGTTAACAGGTGAAAAAGTGGAAGGGAACGGATTTAAAGGCTGTTTCTACGGATGCACAATGCAAACAGAATCAAACGCAATCGGTAAATTTTCTGAAAAATACAGCGTAGACTTATGGTATTGTCATTTGACTGAAAAATTATTCGAGGGGCTTCCTAAAGAAGAAGCTTTAGAATTTCCTTATAAATCTATTGAAATAATTCCATTAGGATATGATTTCAATAGACTTAAATCCGCATGGTTCAAAGAGAATCTTTTGAAGCAAAAGCAGTGGGTGAAAGATGCATCTGTCTTAAAAGTGCTGGATGAATGCGCTTCGTTATTCAATGTTCCATTTAATGAAATTTCTGAGTCAGCAGCGAGGTCAGCAGCGGAGTCAGCGAGGTCAGCAGCGTGGTCAGCGAGGTCAGCAGCGGAGTCAGCGTGGTCAGCGGAGTCAGCAGCGGAGTCAGCCGGGACATCAGCGCGGTCAGCGGGGCTGTACCGTTCGGGCTGCGCCAGAGAATCATTTCACGAAAATTCTTGGGACGTTCATCAGTGCCCCAATCGCCTGTACCACGTAAGCCTGCAATAGCCATTTCAATTCTCCAAAATTACGAAGCCTAATATAGGTCTTCGTTTTCCAATTCTGCGGCCAGTGCTGTAAATGGATTATCAGTCGTTACGACTGCGCCGCCATGACCACCTTGCGATGGAATGAAAGGCTTTGTCGTGGATGCTTGAGCAGTCGAAGCCGCTTGCTGCTGCGTACTCTCGCCAGGCATTTGACGAATCGGTAATCCTCTTACCATTCTGACCATGTTCCCTACTTGAAAAGCTGCTAGCTTAGCATCGGCTTCAGGATTCATTTGGCGAAATGTAGCTCCGGCCATTTTAATATCGTTAAGATATTTTGGGTCGGTCAAATCATCATTAGCAGCAAAGAACGTCTGCTTTTGAGTTTGCTCGGCGTTAGTGTTTCGACTAATTTGCTCGATTAACGTAGGAAGAATCTGAGGCAGGTGCGAAAGCACATTCGCAATAACTCGCGTTTGCACAAGCGCCGCCATGCGAGGAAGAACCTTTTCGGGCTCAGTCGCCAGCAACTCAACATCTTCCGGAGACAATTCGTATTCCGGCGTCAGTTGCTCAATTGATTTTGTTTCCCAGTCATTCCAGTCAAACGGTTCGGCTTTTGCCGCAGGAGTTTCCGGTGCCGCTGGCGTCTCGGGCGTCGTAACCGTAGTCGTTTCAGTAACTGTCGTGCTTACATTCGTTTGTGCTTCCGGAGCTGTCACTGCGGGCTGAGCAGGCGTTTCCGTAATCTTTGTTTCCTCGTTTGTTTCAGCTGACTTCTCTGGCGTATCCACCGAGAATTCACCCTCAATAAAGTCATCGGAACTAGACGAATCAAGTTCGTCCCACTGAGCTTGTGAGTTGGATTCGGACTCACTCGCGGGAGCAGCAGAAGAACTGGTATCGACGTCACCGTCATCTTCGGCTAAAAATCTATGCTTTATTCTCATCTTGGCTTTCCTTCTTTCGCTCGTTAATTTCGTAAGTCAAATTTTCAATTGTTGTCGCCACAAGATTAGCTATCGACAACCGCCCTTCAATTTGGCCCTTCATGTATTCTTGCCGATACACGCCGTCAGATGTTTCCAACGGCTGCATCACCAATGTAGTTTGCATCGTGTCGACTTGCCCTTGCAAGAGCTCCATTAAAGATTTCGTGCAAGGGTCTTCTATCCACTTTTCCCACAGCCGCTTTTGGCCATGCAAGCCTTCTGCGGCGCTTTCAACATCATCACTCATCCAGTTGCTCCCATCCCAGGTACTTGACCTGGCTCGTTAAGGTTCGGTTGCGCAGCGCTAACTGGCACCATGTTTCCCGCCTGGACTTGATTTTGAAGCTGTCCATCGTTCATCACTTGCACGCGGAAGGAATCAATATTCTTAAGTCCCGCGAGCTGTGCCACAAAACTAAATATCTTGGGCACGTCATAGGTCTGCGCAACGCCAGGCATAGTTGGAATACCTTGCAGGATTTGCTGCCACAGATTTACTTGAGCAAAGCGATCAACTGGCAGCGTCCCATCGACTGGTGTAAAGTCAAAGAATCCAGCAATGTCTTCGCCGCCGGCTTCAAGATAACGTCCGGCAAACTGTGCAGCATTTCCGACAATACGATACTTGCGCTTCGCGTCGTACATTTGCTGAGACAATTGTGTAAGCTTTTGTGCCCAAGGACTGAAGCCCATCGCGCTAAAGTATTCGCAATTCGTTTTCAGGCGGTTGATACCAAACGTCGTCGAGCTTCGAACTTCAGTCGCAGTCTTCCGGTCGCCACCTATCATACCCATGACAGTGTCATTCACGCCGCTGACACGCTGAAGTAATTCTGCTACCATTTGAGAGTCGTTCACGTGGCTGCGGGTAATGTCGCCAACGGCCAGTTGATTAACTGCTAGTCGCGCATCTGTGCCATAAGCAATTGGTTTTAAGCGAATCAACTTGCCAGGCTCTGGATTCTCCAAGTCCTTTTATTCCCATTAATTTATGTATTTCACTTGCTGTAAACTTACCTATTCTTGCGTTGTGCCAATCTTCTGAGCGTTGTTCCATAATGTTTCGATTTCTGGTGTTACTGTATATTTTGATTTAATTTGTTCAATTGTTGCATTTGCCATAATAGCTGATTTAAAATTTGACTCGGCAAATAAAGGCTTAGGCTTAGCAATTGCAGGCTGTAAAGGTTTTATTCTCATCCCCCCAACTATTTGACCTTTCATTTTTACGTTAGGGTCAACATAAAGTTCAATAGGTATATCATTCCAATGGTCTGTATCAACTGATTTTGTTTTAGAAAATCCACGAATAATATGGGCATTTCCTGCATTTAAAACCATTGGCTTAATATTTTCATAGAAGTATGCAATATTATGATTCCCTTTATTTCCTGCAACTACAACACCTATTTCTTGTTTAACATGTTTAATTGTAAAAATAAGCGGTTTGCCTTGTTCAATTAATTCTTCTAAATCGACAACTCCTAAATGGTCTGATTTATAAACTTTTCTATAATTTGCCATAACTTAAATTTTATATAATTTTTTTAATTGAATAGTTAAGTATGCAGGGTGTTCTTGATATTCCTTAATTAACTCACTTGTTTTTTTTATTTTCTTTAAAAGTTCTTGATTCCATTCTTGTTGTTCTTCAAGTTCAGTCTGTGGCTCGCATTCTATTTCGTTGATAGGATTAAGCGGATTATATTCGTTGTATGTATCCATGATTAAAAATTTTCTAATACTTTGTTAATTAATTCAATGTGTTTTTCTTTTGTATCTAATAAAACTCCGTTTAAATCTTTATACATAAAAGTTTTTTGGTCGTACTTTATGAATCTATGTATTTTAGAATGGTCTTTTATGCTTAGTTCTATAACATCTTTAGCAAATTCTAAATTATAATTCCAATGATGTAATTGGTTAGTTTTAATTAGCGGTCTTAAGTTGCTAGACAAACTTTTAGCTTTTACTTTTTCTGGATATTTCTTTATATATCTATCCATTATTATTTTTTTGGCTTCTGGAGTCGGCTTGTGTTTTTCTTTGTAATTTAAACGATAGTACTTTTCACGCTGTCTAAACCTTTCTTTTTCTAAACCTTCAGGTGTAGATGTTAATTTACTTGTAGCTTGTTTAGTATCTAGTCTAGTACACACCTTACACTTCCCTAAATATCCACCCTTCATTTGCGGGTGTTTATAAAAATGTATAAATTCTTTTTGCTCTTTACATTTAAAGCAAATCTTTGTAAACTGTAAATCCATCATAATAAATAGTTTTAATTAATATTTACAAAGATATAATTTTAAAACGGTAAAATCTAATTTATTTTCTACATTTTAGAACGGCAAATCCAAATCCTCTTCTTCTACTGCGTTAGTACTAGGTTTAAATGCTTCTGCTGATGGCATTGCAGGTTTTTCTGTATTTGATTCAGATTTAAATACTTTCCAAGCGTCAAGGGTATTAAACCATCTTCTGTTTTCTTCTGGTTCGCCATCTTTTAAATAAGAACGACCTTTTAAATTGTAATCAATGTCCACAAATTGACCTTCTTTATTAAATTCAATAAAATTATCTGCTCTATCTTGCGATACTTCAAATTGAACTTCTTGTGGATATTGACTATCTAACTTTACAATAAACTCAACTTTTTTATAAGTATCAGTTACTTGTTGTAAAGCTTTAATTTTAATAATTTGTACATTTTTTAATTCCATAATTATATATTTTTAATTGTTTTTACTTTAGCAAATCTACAACCTTTATATTTATATACAAAATTAAATACGTTATTTATATTAATTTTAAATTACTAAATTAAATACGTACTAATTAAAAAATACATTATCTTTGTTAAAACAATTTAAGATATGAAAAAAATACACAACGAA